GGTTTTGTTTTTTGATAATACTCTCTTAACAAGTTATTATCATCAATATTTGAATAATCCGTATTGAGCGCAACGTAGTCCTCAATCGTTCCACCAGTCTCGTTCATAAACTCCACGAGTTTTTCAACATTTTCTGGTAGCTCCATTCCTGGAGTTTGTTCTTTTATTACAGTTTCTTCAACTTCAACCTCTTGTTTTACAGGTTTTGGATCTTCATCTGTAATTTCTTCAAGAATTACTTCTTCTTTTTGCTTAGTTTTTTCTTGCTTTTCTTGACTACTTTTTTCGTCATCTTGCTTGTTTTCTTCCCGTATGGCATTTTCTTGTGTTTTAATGTTAGACAAATCTACTTTATAATCACCATCTTCATTAAGAGGTGTTTTAGGTTTTTCTTCTTTTTTAGGTTCCTCAACCTTTTCAACAGTTTGTTCAACTGTATCTTGTGTAGTTTCTTCAACTACGTTTTCATTTTTTTCTTCCATAATATAATATAATTAAATAATTGTTAATGTTACCTTGGGTCAAACTGCTCTAAACCAAAACCATCTAAGTTGTCAAAACCAGCTGATTCAAAGTTTTTAGGACCAGTGTTACCTTTTCTTTGCTCAATCAACTCGCTTTGTTGAGTTGCTTGTATTTTAGTTCTTTCGTCTTTACGATCTTCTTTGTTAGTTTCTTTACTCTTAATCACTTGCATTTCTTGTGTTTTTAACCTCATGTTTAGGTTAAATTCAAATTCCATCAATTCTTTTTTAATTGCGGCTTCTCTTTCCATTTTTGCAATGTCAAATTGACTTTGAGCTTGAGCTACTTGAGTTTTAGTTTGAGCAAGTGCTTGTTGCTTTTGCATATCAGCAGCAGCGGCAGCTTCAGCAGCTTGAGCATTTGATTGAGTCTGAGCTTGTATGTTTTCCATTTGCATCTTTCTATCAAGCTCTTGTTTTTTCTTTCTTCTAAGTTTTAAAAGTTGATTTGCTAATTTTAAATTTTTAACTTCACGTATATCAATAGCGTCTTCAAGGTTTATTTGATCTTTTTGTATTGCCATTTGTATGTTATTCTCTAACAATTGTTTCTCTTCTTCGTCAGGCATTAAATCTAAATATATACCAAAATCATGTAAGTGCAATTCACTAACCTCTGTTAATGTTGCTACATTAAACTTTCCTAATGTATTTAAAAACTGTTGTTTAGTATTTGAATATTCTAAAACATCAGATATTCTAAGAGATAAGCATTCAGCTGTTTTTAATGTTAAAAACAAACCAGCTTGCAATATATGTCTTGTAGCTGTATTACTGTTAGCAGCCGCTATTTTTTGTATACCAACAAGTGAATTACTATCAGGCATACTACCATCTCTAGCTTCATTTAAACCAGTTACATCACGCATCATCTGCATATAATAGTTATACGTTTGTATTAGACTAGCTATTTTTTGATTACCACCACTTGATCTTAATTCTTGTATTGGAACTTTACCTTGGTTAAAATCACCATCTTGCGTCATTGATCTACCAATAACACTACCAGTTTGGAAATACATGTTTAGCGCTTCCTGTGGATTGTAATTTGTTCCATTGCCTAAATCTATTTCAGCTATACCATCAGCGTCCATATAAACACCATCCGGAACTAATCTTGATAAAACTTGTTGTAGCTTTAAATGTGTTAATTGTATCATGTCAGCAAAGCTAGTCATTCTACCAACTAAAGACTCAGGTCTACCTTTATATAATCTTGGAGCACATATTTGATAAGACATTTTAACTTTTGTTAAATCAGCTTTTGGTCTTGTCATATTTTCAGCCATACCCCAGTCTAACATTTTATCATGGCCTATAATTTTAGCACCACAATAAATAACTTCTATAGACCTGTCTAATTTTTTAAATCTTGATCTATCATCTTTTGGTGGATTAAAGCTGTCGTCTTTTTCTAAAGCTTTATCATTACCGCTAGAGCCTTTTTTTATTTTATATACTTGTTTTTTGTAGGTTTTGTATTCAAAGTTTAATATGTGAACAAAATTATCATCACTTCTTGCTGTTCTGTAAAAATCACTAGGTGAGTTGTCTTCTAGCTCTTTTAAATCTTCGCTTGTTAAATTAGGATATCTTTTAGCTAAATCAGAAATAGCAACTCTTTCAACTTCACCAATATAATATAGATCATCAAAGTAAGGCGAATCAGTATAAGAGTGAACTATATCACAAGGATCAACATACTTGAGTTTTACGCCATCTGAAACGTTAAAGTAGTTTTTAACGCAAGCTATACCTAGCACAGTTAAATCATAATCTAACCTTTTCTTTATTAAATCATAATCATTCAAATCAAACAAATTGTTTACAGCTTCTTCTTCAGCTATCTCAACACTTTGCTTATAGTTTAACTGCATGTGTAGTGATAATTCTTCATTATTAGCCGGTAATTCGTTAGGGTTTAAGTTTTCAGATTTAAACATAGGAACGTTTAACTGAGATTCCGCATCAGTATAAAACTCTTTGTTTTCCATGTCCTTTACAATATCCTCAATATACTTAGTTCTTTTTGAGGCTGCAATAGGATCTTGTGAATATGCTTTTAATTCATAAGATCTGTCTGATATACCGTTTACCACTATGTCTACAAATTTTGGTATAATAGGTACTGGTGTCCAGTCTAGATTAAGGTAAGACATATCACCATTAATAGATAATTCGTCTTTATACTTTTGTACAGACTGTTCGCCTCTAGCGTATAACTTTAAATTGTTATACCTTTGCTTAGAGTGCAAATATTTATTTGTACCAGCATCTTTTTTAAACCACTCGTGTTCTATAGCTAAAGCGACTCGCTTGCCATATTCCATGCTAGCCTTCTCAGCATCTGAGACAGCGTTACTTGGGAAACTATGATTTTTTTGTGTAGTAATTGCCATTTATTCTATTATTTTCGACGTTGTTCCTTTGTTATTATATCTAGATAATCCAAAAGATATTTCTATATTTTTTTTATCAGCAACTGGTTTGTATAAGTTTTTATTACAAGCCATTATAGCTAATCCTGAGCTAATCGTCGCATCATATTTTGTTCTATTATTAATATCAAAACCAGACCAATCAGTTAATGTTCTGTTAAAATACATATCCCCGTAGGTGTGATCTTCTTTTAATCCTATATATTTTTGTATATAAGTTTCTATAGCTGCGGCGTGTGCCTGCCTTATATCTTCACTAGAATTAGGTATACCACCTATTTCTTTTTCAGCTGTTGATAATTTATTCCAAACTTTATCAGGTCTATTCATACTAAAACCTCTATAACCTCTTCTTTTGAAATAATATAATAATCTTGGTTTGTTGTTTTCACATAATAAAGGCATACCATAAAACACGCAAGCCATTAGTACATCTTCAAAAAACATCTCAGCGGTTTGTGGTCTAGCTACATATTCTAAAAAGAAATGGTTAGGTGGTGTGTTTTCCATACTAAACTTAGTTAAACCGTGTAAAGATCCTTTAGAACCTTTATTATCTACAGTACCTGATATATCATAACTATCACAACCAAAAGCACCAACGTGCTCATTACCAGGATATTTTTTACCATTACGAGTAACAACATTGTTTTGCATGTTATTATCAGGGATCCAGCTAACATAAAATCTACCATTAGGATTTGGCGCAAAAAATACTCTAGTATCTTTTATACCATTTACCCATTGAAAACTTCCTTGAGTAACTAAGTGTGATTTAGTACTATCGTTTATGTAATCTATTTGTTCGTATATTTTTACTAAATTAAATATACTATTTTTAGTTTCATCTCTAAAAGCATGATCTTCACTTCTTGGAAACTGTCTATAAAATTCATTTAAACCATCTTGGTCTTGTTTTAAACCATCAACTTCATTTTGCCAATGATCTACAACACCTACATCTATTAATTCCCCATCTGGTCCGAGGACATCATTGTCTGGACTATCAAAGACTGGAATACCGTGCTGGTCAATAAATCCTTCGTAGTTCCACTCCATTGGGATAAAAAGAGAATATAATCCAGATTTTGTTTGGCCGTTTCGGTTTCGTTTTGTAACATCTGAAGCATTGTATAATTTTTTAAAGTTATCTCCTCCTTTATCTAAAGCGTTAGATGTTGATCCCATCATGCACTTACCTATTACTCTACTACCTAATCTAAGGGTGGTTTTCGTAACACGCCAGTTGTTGAGGATGTTGTTCGGCCTCTCCCATTTACCTGATTCATCATGGACGAGGAGCTTGAGTTTCTCCCCATCGTAGGAGTTATCGCCGGTGTTCTTCCAATCGATTGTGGTGTCAAGACCCTGTAGGGCTTCGGGTTTGTCGGAACTTGTAATGTTCCGTCTTGTGAGCTTGGACGCGGGGACGCGGAAGGCAAGCTCGGTCTTTGGACGGTCCATTCCGTCCTGGATGGGTTTGAAAAAGAAGGGATAGTTAACTGATATGGGTACCACTTTATCGGTAAACATCTTCTTGGCATCAGGCCCAGACTTAGATAAAATTCCATATCTCGAGTCCGAGGATATGGTCGCCAAATTAACCACCTCTCCTGAGGCCATGAAAGAGAAACCAGATCTACGGTTCTTAAGGTAACACATCCCATAGGATCGTACATCGGCCTTGCAAGCTTCCCAGAATATATAGAATAATCTATTTGCTTCCCGAAAGTCTGGTTTCCCGACGTCAATCTTAGACCACTGCAAGTACATATAGTGAGTGCCAGTAAGATAAGTAGGGTTACCTTTATTGTAATACCAAAAACCTTCTTCTCTTTTTTTAAACTCATTCTCTATATAATCTATGTATTTGCTTTTAAAGTCTTTAGGATATTCCTTCCAATCAAATATAGTTTTAATTCTATTTAATTCTTTAGGATATTCTGTCACTTCCCACCTGTCACTTTTAAACTTATGTATTTGTTTAGGTTGTTGTGGTAAGGCTATCATAAGATTTTGTATCTCATATATCTCACCTATCATACCCGTTTTAGATATAACAACAATATCATGTTCTTTGTTATATCCGTATTTCCATTTTTTAGCTTTGTTAAGCCTTTTAATGGTATTTATTTTAATAGGTTCTACAACCTTATATAAATTTTGCTCGTACATTACTTAGATCTTTTTTCAGCAAAACCAGAAAAAGCATCATCTTTAGTGTCTTCCTCTTTAGTCTTACCATCAAGCATGTCTTGCTCTTCTTGTAATCTATTTAATATTTCAAAAGCATCAAATATAGCTAGCTTTTTTGTAGCTGCTGCGTTTTTTAATCTATCAGCAGATATGTCATCGTCAGAATCTACAATAGCTTCTTTAGCAACTTTGATTAACTCTTCAACTGCTTTGTGCCCAGCTAGGATTATATTCTTTTTCGTTTCCTTTACGCTCATACTTTATTTGTATTAAATTTGATTTGATTTTATAAAGAAGCTCGCCGTCTATCACAAACTCATGCTCGATGTTATTTCTAAAACCTACAACATCACCTGGTTTATGTCCAGCGCTACAATATTTTATTACACCAACGCAGTGTTTCTCAGCACTTATGCTATACACATTA